CTCTTCTATCAGTTTGATAATGCGTTGGCGTTCACGCAAAACTCCAAGTTCAATAAAGTTGTCAATGTCTTTTTGCCTCATTTGTTTCCTTCCTTGATGTAAGCAATAGCATTAGCAATGATTGCTGCTTCCACTAAAAGTTTCTCTGATAGGTAGTTATCTACTGTATCATTTAAGATTTTGATGATGCGTTCACGCTCACGCAAAACTGCAGCCTCTCTGCCTTTGCGGACTACGTCAACATGAATCCAGTTAGACAGTTGGCTCTCCTTCAATAATTGAAACTACGTAATCAAACATCTCTTGAGAAATGTAGTTACGTTCTCCATCTTCTTCCAACGATTTAATAATACGCTGGCGTTCTTCTAGCATCCCTTGACGATACGCTTCAATAGGGAAGGTCGTCTTCATTTGCTGGGTGCGTGCACGTTCTTCACCAACCTGTATCCAGTGTTTTTTAATTACGTTGAGTTTTGCTCGTTGTACTAGGTTCATTATTTTTTCCCTCAATAAGAATAATTGCCCACTCAGCGGATACTGAGTCTGTTTCTTTTAGTAGTTTAATGATGCGTTGACGTTCGGCAATAACGCCTGTGTCAAAGGCGATGTCTGCGATAGATGCGGGTTTGTTAGCGTTCATAGGATTGTACTTTGTATACAAAGCCCTCCAGTTAGCCACGGTCCCACTCGTCATCTAGCACCAGCATAGCAATGATTGCGTAGTTAGCCATGTCCAAGAACGAGTCTTTGAGGCTCTCATGTTCTGGTGTAGCACCTGAATCAATTAGGTTGTTGATACGAGCAAACTTGTCCCACATACGAACACGCAACCCATTAAGTGGTCCGCCTGGGCTTAGGCTGATGTTAGTTGGTCCGTAGTCTTTGTGCTTACTTAGTAGCACTGACTTAGCGTGCTGGAACTTCTGCTGAACAGCCTCTTCAAACTCTGCGTTAGGGCTATTCTTTCGAATCATGTCTTTAATTTCCTGTGGCAGGTCTTGGATTTCTCCGAGTTCTTGCAGTTCGGTTTCTTCTTGCTGAAGTGTGTATAGGTCTTTCATGCGTCCCATTATAGGCTCCTTCTGTTTTCGTTTGAACGTCGAGTTATTTCACGGCTGACCAAAGATAGGTCACGCTCGTGGTTGTTCAGTAGCATCTCCACTAACTTACGATAAGCATACTTCTCTTCGTAGTCGTTAGACAAGTCCACTACATCTTGGTGGATAGCAATCTCTGCTTTGACTGTGGTTACACGCTCACCTTTGACGTGAGCCCCCATTCGCCTAACTAGCAGGGTGTTCTCTAAGAACTCCAGTTTCTTCTGGGCGGCACGTTCCTCCAACTGTGCAACGGCAAGTTGTGAGGCAATGTAGTCAGTCCAAGCAGTGAGTCTAGTAAACAACTCTCCTAGATTTTCTGACGTTATGTCAGTAATGTCTGAAGGCAGTGTTACTTGCTCGGTGTCTGGCTTGTTGAAGTGCAGGTTCCATTCGCCAAATCTATCTAATGCACCCATTAGTCCTCCGTGTATGGGGCACACTGCTTACATGTGCCATCAGGGTTGTTGTTACATTTTGGTGCAACCTTGTCTTCTACGGCTTGGATTACCTTAGCGGCACCCTCAAAGACGTGCTGGACCAGTTCAAAATCACGCTTGACAGTGAACTCTTTATAGTCTTGGTCAGCCTTTAACTCGTATAGGAATACAATCTCATCGATTGGGTTTCCGTTAGAGTCTGCGTAACCCATGCGGTTCATAAGTTCTAGGTACATTTGGCCTTGAAGAATGTGGCTACCAAATGGTCTACGAACATTCTTCCACGCTTTCATGAAGTCTCCACCAGCATCCATGAATAGTCCTGGCTGCTCGCTACGGATGGTTCCTGGACCGATTGACTTAATCTCAATCAGAGTGTCTCCACGGTCATCCTTGACCCAACCATCGGTGTGGCCTGCGATACGTAGAGCATCATCCTTTAAAGTTACTTCGTCATAAATAAGTTTTGATACTGGAGCCTGACAGTTCTCGCATTCGCTAGGGGAAGTTCCCCAAGTCTTGCCGTTACATACTAGGCACTTAAAGTTTCCGTGTAGGACACCCATCTCTTGGAACCAGTTCTGCCACTTAGCATGGATGGCGTGCCCCTCGTCAAAGATTGACTGTAGTCGTAGGTTTGGCTTTTCAGCAATCTTAGTGTGGCCATTTAGCAGGAAGTATGATGCACGCTTGCACCAGTCTCTCTTAATCATTTCTGATGGGTGTAGGACAGTAGTGCTACGGTCCCCTACTGGACGTTTTTGTAAGTGTCGTTCGATGTCACCAATAAGCCTTGAAGGCTTTGCTTTGGCATCAAGAAACTTCTTTAGGTCTGATTTTGGTTCTGGCATTAGTACTCCCTCTTGTCTAACTGAAAGATGAACTCCCTCAGTGTCATTTCATTCTTGTGCTTGCGTTGCCACTTACGCACAAGTGCATTTCTTTCACGGTGGGATAGCCCACCCCAAATTCCATGTTGTTCTTCTGAGTCTATTGCAGACCACAGACATTGTAGCCTAACAGGACACGGTGAGTTTCCGTTAGGGCCTAAGCAGTATGCTTTTGCTTGGCTGGCAATTTCTCGGTACTTATCTTTGTCCCTAGGAGGAAAAAAGATTTCAGGGTCAGCCTTTGTGCACCGAGCCTCGTCGTACCAAGGTTTTGAATATAACTCATCCATGTAATTTATTCCATAGTTCTAAAAAGTCAGTCTCATTTAAGATTACATAATCTTCTCCATCAAGATGGATGCCGAAGATAGGTAGTCTGCCATCCATAATGGCTTCAGTTGTTATCTTTTTGAGTTCTGCGGATTGAATTGTTTTAGATTTTTTCCCTGTCCATTTATGTTCAATCAATAGGTCAGCATTTCGTACGTCCCCTTTACGAGACCAGAACGCCCCAGAAGCGGCCGTGGTTTGCCCTCCTACGGCCTTAGCGAGACGTTTCTCGTGCTTCTGGGACTGCTTCTGGCCCTCACTCTTCAACGGCTACTTGACCGTTCTGAGAGGCAATGATAATTCGAGGAACTAGAAAGAATAGTTGCTCACGAGTGTAGCAAGTAGAGCACCCACAGAACGGTTCGCCCGACAATGTGGTGAAGTTATCTGGTTCTTCTCCATCAATCATGGATTCACAGTTCCACATGTACTCTTCGTACTCGGTCTCTAATTTCTTAGACCAAACGTCATCGTTAATTACTACTCTTTTTTCTGGGTTACTCATCAGTTGCTCCTACAAAACTGTCTGGGGTTGTTAAGACCTTTTCTCTTAACTCTTCAAAAAAGTCTACCTCTTCACGCAATGAGTTAACAAGTGCCTCTTGCCCTTGCCACTTACGGTCTCCGTAGTAAATCCAACCACCCTTGCGGTCTACGATGCCTTTGACGATAACCATTGCGGCAACTTCTTTAGCGGTGTCGTAGTCTCCAGCCTTGTAGATGCTGTGGTCTGAGAAGTAAAAATCTACATAGGCTGTGCGACTTGGTGGGGCGGTCTTGTTCTTTAGTGTGCGGATTTTGATACGCTGTCCAACACGAACCTTGTTAACTCCTGTGCCAGACTCAATGTATTCATCACGGCGAACCTCAGAACGAGTGAAGTAGGCGTAGTCTTTACCTTGACCTCCTGGAGTTGTCCTAGGGTCTCCGTGCATCACACCAATCTTCATTCGGTACTGGTTAATAATGATGCCTAGTACTGGGCGTTCGTCTTCGGTCAGGCTACGTTTCATAGCAGCACCTGCTTTACGGAAAAACTTGTTAGTGATTAGGGCTCCACGACCAACGGTCATTTCGTCCATGTTCTTTTCATTTTCAGGACTGGGTACGAGAGCAGGAAGAGAATCGATAACAATAGCATCAACAGACTTAGACTCAGCAAAAGCAATGACTGCATCATAAGCCTCCTCCATAATGTTGGTTTCAATGACGATGACACGGCTGGTATCTACTCCACACATCTCTGCGTACTCTGGGACCCACTGCTCTGCGGCAACCCAGACGGTGGTGTACTCTGGGTCTTTGGCTTGGTTGGCGGCAATGGTTTTAAGAGCGATTGCGGTTTTACCGTGTGAAGGTTCACCAATAAGTTCATTCCACTGGTTACTTGGGAAGCCTCCCCCAAGGATGTAGTCAAACGTAGTAGAGCCAGTTGTGACTCGTTGGATAAGGTCTCCACGGATATTGCCTCCAATAACGATGGTGTCTATGCCAAATCGTTTGTTTAGTTGTGCCATGACTTTTAGTGCGTCTGCGTTAATCATTAGCCTATTCTTCCTATGATGTTTTGTGGGTTGTATCCGCTTGTTCCGCTGTTTCCTTGTGCGGCTTTAGCAGAGCCTTGAATGTTCGCACCAGCGAGAGAACCGAAACGTGACCCTGATTGTTCGGTGGGGTACCCACAGTCAAAGCATCGTGCTTTCGCATTTTCAACAGACATAAAGTTGCTCGACCCGCAGTCAGGACACGTAGCAGTCTGCGAACTAGACCTCGCTTTTGAGTTTTGGCCTGGTAGTGGGGGTAATCCCTGGTCTGGAAACGGGGGCATCATACTCATCGGAAGTTGTGATGGTGGCATCGAAGGTGATGGGTCAGGTCTACCTACCTGCGGTTGAGGGTTGCCAAGTTTTTTAGACCACCAGTCTGCGTTATTCATACTTTCCTTACTTGTATTTTTTCGGAACCTGCAAGAGTCCCATGTCAATTAGTTGAGATAAAGAACCTAGCATGGCTGACATAGCAACCTGCTCCATCATGCGACGACTAAACATCCAAATCTCTTCGGGGATTGCGGAAGCGTTCTCCATGCTGTGCTTCTGTAGTTCTACGGAGCCTTCGGCTAGTGAGTGGGAGTAGGTGTACACAAAAGGAACTAGATGAGCAATTTGCTCTACTCGTAGGTCGCTTTCTTCTTCTTCTCGGTCAGCGACCTCGTCACTTATTCTAGGTAGTCCTAGGACTTCTGCTAGTTCATGCGGGTTTTGTATCTGGGAGTCTAGGATAAACCCTCTCAAGCGTGCGTTCATGTCCAACATCGATAAGTTTGACTTTCTTTTTCTTTTAAAACGCATTACTTTGCTTCTCCCCACTTGTCTACTATTTTTGGTTCTGCGATTAATGGAATGTTTAATGCCTTTAATCTTATACCCTCCATAGACTCCCGTATAGCCTCCGCAGCCTCCACAGCAAGTTCATCTGGAGCGATAGTCACAAGTTCGTCATGAACAGTCAACACAACATTTATGCGTGGCTCGTCTATGAAGCAGGAGTGTGCACGGACTAGTGCCAACTTCATGATGTCTGCGGCACTACCTTGAATCACGGTGTTAAAGGCTTGACGTTCTGCTCGAGACAGCAGTCCTTGGTCTTTACTCAACAGGTCGGGGATGTAGCGACGGCGTCCAAAGATAGTCTCTACGAATGGGATTGGTCCAGATTGTTTTGCAAACCTTACGACCTTGGCCTTGTACTTAGGGATGCTGGAAAACTTTGCCTCAAAATCACGAAGAAGTTTTCTAGCCTCGGTTACGTTACAGCCAATAGAACTTGCAATCTTGTCTGGACCTACTCCATAAGAAATAGCCAAAACAAGAACCTTGCCTGCCTTGCGGTCTACTCCCATGGTGTCGCCAATGGTGGTGTAGATGTCTCCACCACTTAGGTAGTTGTTTACTAGGATAGGGTCTTGGCTCATAGAGGCAATGATTCGTGGCTCAATCTGCGAATAGTCCGCAACAATAAGTTTGTGTCCTGGAGGAGCAACAAACAGGTCACGAACAAGTTTGCCGTAGTCTCCTGATGATGGGATGTTCTGTAGGTTAGGCTCGCTTGAAGAGAACCTTCCAGTCTCTGCACCGTGAGATTTAAAGTTGGTGTGTACACGACCGTTAATCAACAAAGATTTACGCATGGTCATGGTCTCTTTGCCGTTGGTAACACGCTTGACCATGCCGCCTGTGTACGGGGTAACGTATGTGGTCATCAGTTTATTTAAGTCTTGGTACTCCAGTAGAGCATCTACAAGAGCATCTTTACCTCGGTAGTACTCTAGGGCCTCTGCTGAACAGGAGAAGTGAGACTCGTTTAGTACTTCGTTTAGGTCTGCGGATTTAGAGAGCGACCTAACTAGTTGCTTACCTTTATCTGTAAGGACGTTAGGGTACTTTAAGTTTGGGCGACAGCGTGGTGCCTTGCCATCCTCTGAACCAAACAGTAACTTTTGTTTGCTTGGCACGGAGTTGATAGAGAATGCTTTACCAGCAACCTTGTACGCTTTAGCCTCTGCTGCAACTTTATCTTGCTCAATTTGTGCGGACAAAGTCTTTAGCATGTCTTGGTCAATGTAAGCACCAGTTAGTTCCATGTCGCACAGTGCGGCAAGAACATCCATCTCCAGTTTCCAAACCTTTTGAAGGTTGCCTGTGATTTTTTCGTCAAGTACTTTATACAGTTTCCAAGTTAACTCAGCGTCTACTCCTGAGTAATTAGCCACGTCACTAAAACTGTGGAGAGCAACGTTCTCTCCAATACCTTTTTCCATCTCTACGCCCAGTTCACGTTGGACGCAGGCTTTAAGGTTTAGACCATTCTTGTTTAAGTTGTTAACAATAAACGCAGCAGTCAGGGTATCAAAGTAAGGCTTGCTTGGCACTCGGCCTTTGTAATACTTTGCAACTGACTTTAAATCAAACTTGGCGTTGTGAGCAACCTTCAACTTGTCACCAAACATTAGTGGTTCAATTGCTTTAAATACCTCTGCAGGTGTGAGTTGTTTTGGGGCCTCGCCAAACTTGGCAACCCATTTACGAGTGTCTTTAGAGTAGTGAGTGTCTAGAACTTCTTTGCCTGCAGTCATTCTGCGTTGGCCCTCTAGCAAAAGTGGCTTGTCGTATTCTTCAAAATCTCCATTGGGATGACCCATGGGTATAACGTCTGTGCGACCCTCAGTCGCAAAAGAAATCCAGCAGACATCGTTGATGACTGGGTATAGGCGGTCTTCGCCGATTGTTTCTACGTCAAATGCAAACGCATCGACTTTGGAGTAATACTCTACAAATTCTTGTAACTGTTCAACAGTTGTGATGATGTTCATTTTTCCCTCGAAGATTGAAAAAGAGGGCTAAGACGAAAAGGGAGAAAAGTCTTAGCCCTCTTTAGGTTTGAGTGGAACCTAGGAGACTAGGGACCTAGCGATGGTTAGCAGTTCCGCACGAGGGGTTACATACACTGCACTTGAGTCGTACTTAGTTGCGTTAGCAACCAAGTCCTCTACATCCTCTTGGTCAAGTTCCCACTCTTCGGCAAGGTCGGTGCCACGAACACGGTCAAGCGTGTAAGTGGTTTGAGGACCTGAACCTTGACGAGAGATTGCCCAGTAGTACTTGGTCAACGGACCACGCTTGGTGTCGTCATTTGCAGCCTTTAACTGGCGAGCCAGTGTTGGTGGGGCTGTCAAAATCATGGCACCTGGCTCTTCGTCTGATAGGACTAGGACATTGAAAGCAAACTTGCCACGTGGCTTGTCGCCTGCAATGGTGCAGAGAGGGCAGTCATCGCCTAAACATACGAACGACTTCTTGCCATCACGGTCAATCCAGTGCTGGAAGTAAACGGAGAAAGGCTCATCCTCAAGAAAACGAATGAGTTGGGCTTGCTCAGTAAAGCGGAAGTCGCTGGCATACTCGCCAGAATCCTTCTTAGGCTTTAGTAGAGCATCGGCAGCAGCCCATCCTGCTTGGACGGTTGTGCCGTGTTTTGGAGCGACAGTTTCGGTGTCGTCCGCTAGATAGTCATCTGCATCGATAACTGGTTTATTGATAGTCATAGTGACCATTTCCTTATGGTAGTGAGCCTTGCGGTCTCGGTTGGTTTTGAGGTCTTACGACTCTCTTGGGTTCTCCACGGCTTCCTTCCATTTTGCAACAAGTGCGTCTGTAAGGTCATCGTGTTGTCTCCACTCTATACGAGCGGAGCCGAGAAGTCCACGTAGGTTAAACTCTTGAATAGCAATTTCAATTAGTTCACGTGTGTAAACACGATTACCATTTACTTTATTCCCATTCAAACTTTTAGAACGTAGACGGTAGGGAGCGTGAGGAAAAAATCCTTTCTTCTCCCAGAATCGAATAGTGACTACTGTCTTCTCTAGTGCCATTGCAAGTGCACCAACAGTAAACAGTTCGGTCTCTACTCCCTTGATGGTTTTAATGATTGGGTTTGCATCCCAGCCATTTGATTCACCAAGAATCTTAGCACGAAGTTTCTTTGACTTTTCAGTCACAGAACGACGTGGGGTTTTGGAGCCTGGTGCAAACTCTAATCCTTCAAATGCTTTAAGGATTTCATCGTCACCTCGAAGTCCTGCCATGGACTACTTCTTTTTTGTAGTTAAGGCCCATACAACTTTGGCAGGGAACATGATATCAATTTCTTCTTCTGAGAGTTTGCCCTCGTAGTGGGCAGCCATCAAGGCGTCCTCATTGATTACACGCTTCATCTCGTAGACTTCATCGCCTAGTTGTTTCTCCGCAATCAGTTCGTCTGCTTTGTCTTCATCCAGTTTACGGCTGACACGACGCTGCTTTTCTAGACGGACAACTTCTTCAATAGTGCTGTCGAGTTCTAGGATGACGTTTCCCTTGTCGTCTTCGAAACCATTTGTATCGATTTGTTCAAACAACTTTTCACGAAGTTCTTTCTGACGAGCGTCTAGGACTTCCATAGTTGATTTAAGTTTGAGGTACTCTCGGACTTGAGAGGATAGGTCGTCAGGGTTAGAAAAACGTACTCCCTGTTCGTCTGCTGCTTTTGCCATTTTTTTCTCCTAGATAAATTTTTCTGTTAGAAAGTCTATAAGACTTCCAACAGTCAAGTCAACCCCACCCTTTGAGTTTATTCCAGAACCATCCAAGATTGCTCCAGCAACATTTCCTTTTTGCTTCAGCATGTCGTACTGCCTTTGCTCTATGGAGTTTGCAACCAGTATGTCTTGAACTGTAATGACTTCCCACTCGGATGAAGTTCGGTTGATTCTACCATTACGCTGAACTGAAAGTCCAGCAGACCATGGTTGGTCGTAGTTTACTAAAAGATTTCCTTGAGGTAAATCCACACCATAACCGCCAGCGTCACTAGATACCAGAACACGAACGTCTTGCTTGGTCTGAAAGGATACTTTGGCCTCTTCTTTTTGTTTAGCATTCATCTCTCCTGTATAGGCTACTGCTTTGTAACCAGAATCGTTGAGCGTTTTTGTGATAGCACTTACCGAATCTAAATAAGAAGTAAATACTACAGCCTTGTAGGTAGCGTCAATGTCTAGGTGGTCTTTTAGATATGAGATTAAGACATCTTGCTTTGGCGTCTTTGCCACGCCCTCTAAGTATTCTGCTATGGAGTGGATGTACGCACTGCCCTTACCTGTGTGTTTGGAAAAATTAACAGCACTGTTGTGTAGCAAGAATGGGTTTGAGCACAGCATTCTCAAGGCGGTTATGCGAGACATCACCTCACCACGAATTTGATTTGCTGGGTCATTTGCATCGTAGGCCTGGCCGTAGTGGGCAGCAATGTTGAAGTTGCTTCCTAGAAGTTCTCTGGCCTCCATAAGAACTCTGTACAGGTCCTTGGCTATGTGGTCGTAGAGTCTTTGGCTCTTGGAATCTAACTTAACAATGATTGGGTCTCGGTACACTGCGTCAGGTAGGTATGGCTTAACGTCGTCGTCCTTCTGGGCTTTGCGTACGGAGTGGTCCATCAATGTCTTATGGAGCAGTTGAAGATTGCGGTATCTTTGGACACCGCCGAAGTGGTTTCGAACAATAAACGTTTTGTCGAAAAGGTCGAACCTGCCCAAAGCCTGTGGGTTCACAAACTGCATGATGGAAAAGATTTCTTCGGGTCTTCCGTTCTCAATAGGGGTGCCAGTTAGGGCGTACCTTATTGGGATTTTTTTAGCCAGTTCTTTAACTCTCTTGGCTCGTTTAGCACGGAAACCTTTGATGGCTGTTGCCTCATCACAAACCACGGCATCGAAGGCTATGTTCTTAATGACATCCCAGTCATTAACTACTTGCTCGTAGTTCATGATTACATAGTTGTGTTCGAACATTTGTTCGTATTGTTTGCTTCGTTGAGTGACCGTTCCGTCTATCACTATGGAGGTGCTGTCCGAGAACTTTGCGATTTCTTTTTGCCATTGGTACTTCAAACTGGCAAGACAAAGTACCAAAGTTAATTTAGGTGACTGCTCTTCGATAGCAGCGATTGTCATAGGGGTTTTGCCGAGACCCATCTCATAGGCAACAAGAATTTGTTGCTTGTCTACCATTTTGGCGACAGCGTCAACCTGATACGGTTTCAGTGTTCCTTGAAACATAAGCCTGTTCTCCAAGTATTGATGGTTTAGCGGTTGCTATTCCCCAAAGTATCTCTTCATCTGTCATCTCACCTGGGTCTTTCTTTCCAGAATACCCGTAGTTAAAAAAGAACAGATTGATTCCGTATTGACGTGCGTACTTACGGAACTCATCACAACCTTTGCGACCTGCTTTATCTAAGTTCGGATTGTCTAAAGCAACAATTACTTTATCCGAGGCTCTGATGAGTTTGATTTGTTCTTCCGAAACAGTTGCTCCACAGATTGCCACCGCTCCAGCAACTCCAGCAGAAGCCATGCGAACGCAGTCAAGAGGAGATTCCACAACAACAACAACGTCGTTCTTCTGGTTCTCTATCCCAAACAATGTCCTGGACTTCTGTAGTCCTACTGGTCGGTTTTTAAAGGTACGGTCAATTGTACCTTTTTCCTGCCAGCCTAACAGGGCATGTGTGTCTGGGTCTCTAAGTGGAAGTATCCAAGTCTTTGTGGCTAGGTCCCACAGTATGGAGTACTTATGGACCTCAGAGGCCAATAGGGACCTACCCTCCATAGCCTCCATAGGCGGTTCCGTAAACACTGCCAATCTGGCTTCGGACATGGGCACTGGCCTAGGTGCTGGAAGCAGATAGGTGGGTAGTTTTTGAACCATCTCCACAAGCAATTCAATTGGTATTTCGGCAACCGAAGCAATCCAGGTCTCTGCGGCTTTGTAGTCGTACTCAGTACGGACATCCCAAACCTCTACATAGAACTCTTTTATGTCACAGACTAACTGGACTAAGTTACCTTTGTACCCACATGAAAAACAAGTGTGCATTCCTGAAGATAGGTTTATCCACCATGATGGGGAGTTGTCTTGCTTTCCCGTACGTTGTTTGTGCATGGGACATAGGGCGTTGGCCTCTCCTCCACGCTCCGAGTACTCCATACCTAGTGCGGCTAGGACTGTTGGGATGTCAAAGTTTTTCATGGCTTGATTCCGTAGAGGGTGCAGAAAGTGCAGGTGGCTAGTTCATCATGGAAACAACCTGTATCCCAGTTCCATGTAATGCTGGTCTCTGATGGAGGGCAGTTACGGGCCTGAACTACTTTTAGTAGACGAACTTTTTCGTCTTCCTCTACCTCTTCAAGACCTAAGATTACGTCGGAGTCCTGGAAGAATGATGAGGAGTAACCGATGGAGTCAGCAGTAACTTTTCCTCCACGCATCTTCCACAAGAGTGTCTGAGTGCTGATGATTACTGGAATGTTTAGTCGTTGTGCTACACGCTTTAGGGCACGGGTAATGTTGGTTAGTGCTTGTGGAGTGTTGGCTTCACCAGTTACTTGGTCAAGCATCAAGTACACACCGTCAACAAACAAAACATCGGGCTTTAGTTGTTCGGCTTTAGCCATCAAAGAATCTACAGTCAAACCGTTTACTGCATCTACGAAATGGAACGGGTGTTTAGTTTTCAATCCATCGATAGTTTTAATCAGGCGGTCTTCTTCTGTGCTTGTAAGTTTTCCACGACGCAATCTAGCATTCGAAATATTCGAAACCATGGAGTAGAACCTTTGGGTCTGCTCGTGGTTGTTCATCTCAAAGGACTGGAACATTGGAGTCATGCCAGCCTCGTGAACGTAGGCAGCCATACGCAAACAAATCTGCGACTTACCAGTCTTAGGTGGAGCAATAACAGTAATCAACTGTCCGCCCTGCAAGCCTGCTGTTGCCTCATCAATCTTCTTGAAACCTGTCGGAACACCCAGTAGGACGGAGTTCTGTACGCTCTGATACTCTTCCCAGAACTTATCTGGGTCTTTGGTCAGGTCTAGGTGCGTGGTTCCGATTACACCTTGAGCATTGACTGTGGTCACAGTGTTGCTCATCTCGCTTAGAGCGGCCTCGTGGTCGTTCTGCTGGACTAACTCAATTACGCTTTCGATACCGTTTCTGGTCAGCGTACGACGACGGAAAGAAACCATCTGGTCAATCAGGTAGTCAATGGTGTCATCAACATTCTTAATTATTTTAAAGTTAGGGAAGTTGTCGTGGACGGCTACGTGAGTAGGTACTTCACGGTATGAGGAATAGTGCTCTCGGACAAACTTCCAGATGCGGCGTAGGTCGTCATCAACAAACCAGTCGTCTTTGATTCCCTGTTCAATGACCCTGACAATGTCACGGTCCATGATTACTTTACTTACAAGTCTGTGCTCGTTATCGTAAGCCATTTTTCCCTCGTTCTTTTTTTAAAGATTATCTAGTTCTACACCATAGGAGCCGTACCTTGCAACCCGCTCCCGTAAATCTATAACTCCTTTTAGGTTGCTCCTGTATGGAAGTTCCCCAATGAAGTCTTCTATGTTGCTGTACACCAATGCGTAATTGAACGGATTGCCACCCCTGCTATCAAGTCTCTCCATTAAGGAGTTTAGGTGCTCTTGGCTCCATAAGTCGTCTTCAAAACCAACCAGTTCCGCAGACAGCCCGTACTTGTTTGTCATGTTCCACAGGTGGGATAAAGCAAGGTTGTTTAAACCCGTAACTTTACGCTCCATAGTGGCTGAACGAAGTACTCTCTTGTTTTCTATAAGTTCAGAGTTAACGACTACATCAATGTTTACAATGACTCGTGGAGAAGTTTCGTTGGAGATGTCCCCATTTTTCACAGAACAACTACCTTGGCGTATTTAACTACAAAACGCCTCCAGTCATCAGAAGTCTTAATGGCATCTATGCTGTCGTCTTCTGCTGCTGAGTAAGGGATTTGAATTGCGTAGTGGCCATCGTTTTTACTCATGGCGTTTTTGATGTAGCGAATGTGCTTACACCGTGAAGAAGACTCGTACGCCTTACAGGAGCAAGACATGTTCTTCGAGTTAACGCTGTGTAGGCGAACCTCATGAACACCAGACATATCTTCGTCTAGGAACATTTGAATGGTACGCCACTCGCTATCCATGCTTGAGCCTTTCAATTAGACCTCCGTAGGTCAATACTATTATCCAACTTAACCTGTCTAAAAGCCTCGTAAGCGAAGGAGCCCATGGCTTCCTTGTATTGCTTACCCCAGTTTTCTATCAACACATTGGTAGTTATTAGGCTAGGAAGGGCCTTGTCGTAGCGTGAGCGTAGGATTTCGTCAAAGGCGGCATCGTTAAAGGTTGAGCCATACTCCTTGCCTAGGTCATCAAGAACCAGTACACGAACGTTTAACCTGTCGTCTTTGGCACGACCGTGAAGTCCTTCCATTTCATCGACAAGCCTTTGGCGTTCCTCATCACGAGCATCAAAGATTGCTTTCTTGCGGTTAAACAAATCAGGAAAAGTTAGGTAGTAAATTGGTCGACACTTGCGGCTAAGGTCCTCGTACTTGTAGCCAAGTATCTTAGCAATCTCTTGCTCGTCTTCAGGAAGACTACGGAGGAACTCCATAATCGTAGTCACAGCATGTGTGGTCTTGCCACGTCCTGGAGGACCATCCAACGCTAACCCAACCCCTGTAGTTCCTAGACCACCTTGACGCTTGATAATTTTGCCCGACAGGGACTGGTCTAACCACTGGTCGATTTCTTTTGGAAAAGTTCCTAAGTCCTTTTGAATGTCCTCTTTCCCCCAACCAAAAAATCTTTCAGGGATGTTTGAGTTATGCATAATCCAAGCACGCTTGAGCGGGGATAGGGCGTTTAAATCATAGGGCACGGGCGTCCTCCAAGTCCTGTTCGTGTTGTCTCAACGCTTTTTGTCCTAGGAACGAGTCGTTGAAACGTGTACCGTCAGAAGCATACACGTAAGAACCTGCTGATGCCACTGGGGTTGAGTTGCTTAGTTGGTCTAGCATGCCTAGATTGCTCAGGGCCTCTTCCAAATTCGTAGTAAACATACGCAGGTACTTGCCATGAATCTTTTCAGGATGCTGTTCTGCGGCACGCCATTTACGCTCGTCACCGAAGAATAAATCCATAACTTCCATCTCAACGACAGCGGTGATGCCGTACTCACGACGGTTTTTAGCCAGTGCACCTGCTAAGTCTTTGACGTTTACCAACCCTGGAATCAGGGGGAACTTACGGCTGAGTCGGTAGGAAAACTCCGTAGCCATGTCGTAGGTTGTCCAGTCAGGCACTGGCCTGTTGCCACGAGTCTTTGGCTTGCGTTTGTCGTTTACCAGAGCCTGTGCTTGCTTGGCTGGTAGTTCGCCTTCCAGTAGTCCAAACCCAACTGTGTCGTCATCGTCTTGCCATTTGTTCATAGTTTCCTCCTTGTGGGAAATTTCATTTCCCACTAATAAATACGTAGTATTTATTACCCTACTTACTTGACTATTAGTAGTATTAGTAATAACTGGTACCACATGTATATCATCTGTTGACCCCACCGTATGGTGGATGACATCAGTTTCTGACCCCACCGTACAGTGGGTCAACTTGTACTTGTTTTTGTGTAATCTGCCTAGGTTACGTTTGGTTCGGGTGGTTGTGACTAGACCGTGTGATTCTAGTCCTCTAAGAGCCCTACGGACGTTTTCCTCACCTCGACGAGTCAGGATGCTCAAATCATTCATTGTGGCTTCTACGGCACCGTCAGAGGCCGCTAAGTGGCACATGGCGGTGAGTAGGCGGAACTCTTTATCGTCTAGTTCGAGACTAAATGCTTCAACAGGTAGTGGCACGGTCATAGGGACACTATAGCCTACGTGTCAAGGGACCTGTCAAAACCTCGGGTTTTTGCGTCAGCCTAATGGCTATGAGGGCAAAAAATGCTGCGGCTAAACCAGCGACAATAAGTGTTCTGTCTGTTAGTCCTAGTGCCCATGCAGCCGTGTAACTTAAAGGCAACGTGGCCACTGCTCGTAAAAGTTTGGCACTTAAAAAACTTTCGCTAATTGCCACTAAAAATTCGACAACATACCCTGCTGCCATTCCAGAAATAAGTACTACAAAAAAAGTTTCCATGTGTAAATACTAGTGGGTTATTAAGCGAGTTTGACAACCGTACTTGAGTTGGAATCAGAAATGTAATCTCTAACCACATAAGTAGTATTTTTTGGTAGGTAATCCATTACGGTTGTGTCTAACCTACCTCTGTGCCTTGTATGGTTTGTGTACAGGTAACTGGAAGATGCATCAGCAGAGCCTGACCAAACTGCTCCTTGGTAAATTAGACTGCCGTCAAAGTAATCTGTTGCTGTGATTTTTGGCTCAAGTTGTGCCGCCTCAAAGTACACAGTTCCAGAGGTTGAACTAGTTATGGATGGGGTGACTGTTGTGTACCTAGAGGTTAAATCGTAAGGGAAGTTTTCTGGCACCCATAGCGTGGTGCTGCTTCTAGCCCAAGTGGTATTGGCCGTTACAGAAGTAGTAGATGACAAGGTAAGTACAGCATTTCCAGTATCAACCATTTGTCCATAAGCAGTCACGGCCGCAGCACAAGTAACGTAGTTTGAACCTACGGAGAGAACTGTGGAGGCTATGGAGTTTAGGTATGTAGTTCCAGTAAAACTTATAGCGTCACCTACCTGGAAGAAATGTTCTTCTGAGAACCAGATAGTCGCTACGCTACTAACAACTTTGCTGTTTAAAATAGCCGTGTTGAAAGTTGCTTTTAAGTTTAGGTTGAGGTCCTTAGTACCAGTCTTAGTAGCGTGGTAGGTAGAGAATGTGTAGTAGTAGCCTGGGGCAGGGGTACATCCACCTTCAATCAAGGTTGCCGCTCCAGAACCAAACACAGACTTTAAAAGTTTTGTTCCATTAGGAACACCTACTGGTGCTAGGACCTCGCTACTACCCGCAGAAACACTGCTGATTGTAACGTTTGTTGCTGTCCATCCGCTGGTGTTAGTTTCAAACGAAGGGTTACTGATGTAGTTTGTTTTGTCAGGATTTAAAAAAATATCCACTGTTCTTGGTTCTGTATACGGCAGGGGAGTCGAGTAACTGCCAGTTGGAGGCACTCTAAGTTGAAGCCTGTCGAGCCTATGGGTTCCAATTGAATCGAAGTAGAACTGAACAACCGCCTTTACTGCGGTTGCAGGAGAAGTAAACTCGTTGTCAACCACAGCCCACGCACCAGTTCCGCTGCCAGAAGTTGCTTCATTTACAGATACTAAGTTTCCCAGCGAGTCAAACCAATGGATACTAGGGAAATAACTAGAACTGGTATTTACTAAGTAAGACAAGTGGTAGGTGGTTAACCCAGTAACAGGTATTCCTTTAGTGGTTGGGTCAGACATTCCTAAAGAAACAGTAGAACCTACTACTGTAGTAACAATTTTTCCGTGCCATTCAAGGTCAAAAACCACTTCACCAGAGGCTACTGTGGTGTATGTGCCACTTCGTTCTGCAGTAATTGTTACCCCAGAGGAGCCTGTCCAGTTACCTATTCCTTGGTAAAACGTAGAGTCTTGCATTGACAAGAACAGGTTAGGCAGCACAGTGATTGTAGAACTGTACCCAGTTATGTTCTCAACAAATCTTTCTAATCCAGCAGCGGTGCCTTTGCGGCCGTATGTCCAAATAGCGTCACGAACCAATTTCTTTTGAGCACGAGTAACTCCTCCAGACTCAAATGGCAAGGCTAATTGAAACGACTGCAGGTTCAAAACCGTAGGGTTGGTTCTTCGACCAGATAGGTCTGGCTTAGTAACATCTGCGTAGGTCATTATTTCATCTAGAACAAATGAGAACGGAGTCAAGAACGTGTTTAAGTCTTCGCCATGGAAGATGGCAGGTATGTTTCTCATAAACTTGTCATGAGTACTAAGCAGTATCTGCTGGTCTATACGTTGGTTTATTATTGCTCCATTAGAAACCAAAGACTTGTAAGTGTTATTAGGAGTAACTGTGTGATGAGGAAGCGGCACAAGTCCGTATGTCTCACCTGCAGAAAGCCACTCTAATGGGGCCTCTAGGTAGTCGTTTGACATCAACAAAAATATTCCATAGTAAACAAACTGACCAGAGATTAACTCATCATCATCAAAGTAAGAAATACCAGGAATGAGCACAGGGTTAGTTCCCCTAGACTCAATTAAAATCTTTCCGTCTTCGGCATGCTCAGGGAATTGGTCAAAGTTTCTAACTAACCTAATCCCAATGAATGGCGTACTGGAGTCTGCAACTGGGTTTGCCCAACTGACTCTTACAGTGGAATAGTCCAACGCCAAGGTAGTGAATGGGTTTGCACTTATCTTTAACTGCGGTTTTTGACCGTACTTGCCATCGCCATACCTAATGACACCATAAATGGATTGAGCCATAAGTTACTCCTTAGTAAGTGCTGCTTGCGGTTCCACCGTCAATAAAAGATAGGCTGCCAGTGCTATCGATGAATGCCACAGTAGTAGCAGTAGTACCATTGTAAACTTTCCACTCCTGTAGATTAGCGGTCTGCTTCATTACTGCTGTTCCTGCAGTAGTAATGCTGCCTGTTGTAGCGTTTGTAATTTTAAATGAGGTTGTGCTAGGTAGTTCAGTAATTGTGTATGTGCCCCTGTACCCAGTAGGAACTACTCCCGCAATAACTACCTGCTGACCGTTTACAAAGTTGTGGGCTGCTGATGTGGTGAAGGTAACTGACCCGCTGCTGGCTGTAACAGTTCCAGTTGGGATAACAGCATTTGCTCCAGCACCTCTAACAATCAAAGATGGGGAGGCTATGTTTGCCAAAGTCGTTAGAATGGCACCAGCACCCTGACTAGCAACACGGTTGGTGTACGCCTCGTAAAGACCCACGTCCATGTTGTTGAGTCTGGCTTTAAGTCCGCCATCCCAACTCTGGATGGTTCCAGAGACAAAAGAACCACCAGGAACTAAGTTAGATACCCTTAGCCCAGTTCCGCTACCTGAACCAATGAGGTCTTCGGTGATGCCCTCTACTGCTTCGTAGATAGGGTTGACGTGGGTATCTAGAACTACGTCTACATAGTTCTGCACTCTATTGAATAGTGCTTTACCAGTTGTTGGATAAGCCATTTTGACTCCTAAATCTTTCTTCTAGTTTGCCTTATTTAGGCAGGTTTTACAGGGCTTATGCCACGCAGATGTACGTACCATTTACATACATTTTGCTGGCTGTTGTAAAAGTCACTGGAGTTCCTTGAACTAAAATGCTTTCAATAAGCGGTTTTGGCGAGGCTGTTGTTTCTTTAAGCCAGTGCATGTCTAAAGTCTGTGAACCAGGAATGTGGTCAGCAACTAACTGTTTATGTCCATTTAGTTCATCGGCTGGCTGTGATGGGTCAACCCATGACCACGCAGAGAAGTGATTTGCTGCACTAGGAATCGGTGCAAATGGCAAATCGACCTTAAACTGCCCCGTTCCAAAGTTAGTCACAGTATTCAAATCTATTTTAATGTTAAAGGTTACAAATTGACCGTATCTCACGTAGTAACTGTTGTAGGTAGGGTAGGTTTCACCCGTACCCGTAAAGGTAAGTCCCGTTGCTTGAAATATAGGGGACCATCGTGTTTGAGTTGGCACTATTGCCTGTGCGGGATTAACTGAACCTATCCAAATTGGAAATGCAGGGTCACCGCCTTCAAACATAGCAAATACTCCAGCACCTTCAGAAACAAGTGCACTACCCAAAGGCTGGTTAGCCCAAGCCCATTCAGTCACAGTATTGCCAAGTACCTGTGGAATGCGTAACTTTAATCGACCTTTTTTCAAAGGGTCTTTATTGTCTACAACAACTCCACGGTAGACTCCATAGAACCTATTGTGTCCAGTCATTATGGTTTAGTTACATCAATGTAGTACTGGTTTGTAATTTGAGTATTTTCTGCAGTAACCACAATCCAAATCCGCTTTGTTCCAGAAGACAACGCTATTGCCGAACTTGTAGTTCCACTTAAGACCTGTTGTCCCGCAACGCTAACTGTTGCACCTGTAGAGACCGAAGGAGTTACGGTAATGGAGGTTACTGTCCCACCAACAGTCTTTGTGTAACCCAAAGTGTTGGCAACCGCAGTGACTGAGCCTTCAGAAGTAGTGACTGAAGTAAGTGCTGCCCCAGTGTTGATGGTGTCAAATTCGATGTTGTCCTCTGAGAAACTAAACAACTCATTAGTTACTCCAACTAAAGTGTTTAGACCAGAACCGCCGTCACGGTACAGATGAGTTACCTTAACTGTGTCGACACCAGGAACATTTCGGCAAATAAACTCGATGTCACCTGGGGTTATAGTTTGACCAAAGAATGAATTCTGGAAAGACAGTGTTTCTAACAGGACAGTTTTTAAAAGAGTCTTTACTTGAGCCTCGGTGTAGTTAACGGTGACACTAATCTTTAACCGCAACAAGACGTCTACCTTCTGCGGACCAAAAACAGACACTGTAGTGCCAATCTGAGACCGAGAGTTTAGTGCTTCGGCTACTGCGTCAAGGGTAACTTGATTAACTGCTAAAGTTTCAGTCTCCGTTGTAGAGGCAACATAGACATTAACAGATGTCCAGGTGCTGGCTTCGGCCTTAGCCTTGCCCACTCTGCTAACACCCAACGCAACGTCCGCATAGTCCTGAAGAGTAACAGCACGGTTTAAAGCACGTAGGGTTCTAGGAGCATTCACTCGGATGCTATCGTCTGATTCAGGGTCGGAACCCCCTGTTGCGGCAGTATGTGCCACCGTAATGTCGCTTCTAATTTTAGATTGCTCTATTGACGAGATGGCTGGGAAGTAGTAGTAGTCCAAAGCATTTGACTGAATGTTTCCGAAATCTCCTACTCCAGCAAAGTACTGGGCTTTAATCTTGGCATCTTGTGGAGGAACTGCTCCACTAACGTTATCTCCGAAGATTACGTAACTGATTCCGTCTTCATCAAATGTAACGGAGTAAACCGTAGCGGTGCCACTCCAGTCATTTAGGTTGTCTACTTGCTTCCATAGGGAGTATCTATTTCCACTTTGTACGTAAACTTGCAAGGTGTTGGCGTCTACTCGAGCCTCTGCAAGTGGGTAGTACTGGCTTATTGTTCCGTCTGAACTGCCAAGATACTCTCCAGAGATGTCCCCAACCACAAGTGGGTCGTATGTGTTCTCTGGTTTTGCAGTTATGTTCTCCCCCTGAGTCAACTCGATTGACTGGGTGCCCTGATAAGGGACCGAAACATCGCTAGATGAGGAGAAGATAACTTGTTCAACGGTATCGTTGTAAACAACGTCAGAACTAAACTGTGTTCCCGCAGGGATTACTGTGTACCCAGTTTCATAAACAAATCCCTCAGCAGTAGCAGAAATAGAAATGTTTGAAAACTCACCCACACCCGCAGTAGCAAATGTTTTAGTAGGAATAGTTGCAGTTATGTTGGTTGTAGTAAAGGTAGTTGCCGTTGCACTAGCCACAGTGAAAGTGCCGTTAACGGTTCCTGTTCCGCTTGAAGACATGCCTACCCCACTAACAATTACAGACTGTGCTGCAACAAACACTTTTGGGTATCCAAAGGTGTACGTAAAAGTCACGTTGTATACACCGCTGCTCACAGTGTTAACTGTGTACCCAGTGATGCTGGCAGATGGCTGGTAGCAAAGGACGTTTAACCCTGCAGCGGCTGTAGTTATGGAGCCTGGAGCACTAGATGCATCAAGCAAAGTAAACGTTCCATTGTAGGCATCTTGAGTACGCCCAGTAATAGTTACTGTGTCTCCTATGTTAAACGGCTGGTCGTTAGGAACAATGACATACGCCTTCTTGGTGTCAAGAATAGTTCCACCGATGGCTCCACGATATCCATAAGAGTTAGTAAACGTAGCAGTACAGGAGGCACCAACGTAGCCCTTTGGGTAATACCCGTACATGCTTGCAAGGTTAAGGAGGCTTTGTCTCTGAGTAGCGGTCAAAATGTACGACTCGTTAGCAATACGGTCAATGTAGTAGTTGACTAAGTCGCCCATGTACGCAAATGATTCAACTAGTGCAACACCAAAGTCAGACGGGTCATCGCCTGTCCAGTTAGGGACACGGTCCTTGAGTCGGAGGATTAACTCCGCACGTAACGCAGCGTAGTCCCTACTCGTGTAGTCAACGGAAGGAATAACTTTCTTTGGAGCAGCAGTCATTAGTACACCTCTTTAGGTAGATTGTTTCCAGCAATACTTATGATTCCAACATTCACTGGAACGTTAACTGCTGAAATTTGTCGGTTAGGTAATCCATACACAATGGTTACCTCCATAATGTTTTTTACTTCATCATGAGTGTAGGTAACCTCACCAAGGTCAAGCAACGGAAGGTGCCCGTTAAAGGCCTCAGTCACGACCTCATTAATGATTTCCTCCACAGAAGTTTGTGTTTTAAACAACGAAGCACGTATGTCTGCTCCATAGTCTGCACGCATAACCCTCTCACCTAGGGCAGTTCCAATTACAGAAGTTACTCGGTCAGACCAAATCTTTTCTTGAAGATAGGTCTTCTTCACATTCCCTGCACTGTCAAAAGAGAAGGGTAGCGAGATAGCCGTTTCAGAGTTTTTCATCCTTACCCTTTCCTAGTTGATTGCCATAAAGTGGGCGAACGCTTAAAGCCTTGATTACCTTGGTTAATTATTGGTGCTACGGTTTTTAGGCGAACAGAACTTAGTGCAAATGAGTTTGGCACTTTGCCCTTGTTCTGTAGAGCGTTAACTAAGTTTACCAAGCCAACGGCTGTGGCGTCTCGCTTTCTAAACGAAGTTTGCTTGGTGCTACCAATACCGTCAGTAACTAGGTCAAGGTCCACCTCATGGTCTCCTTGAAGAGTAAACGTGTGGTTACTTGCAGTGATTAGCCAATACCCGTCAGTCAACTCTCCTGTGCCGCTAATGTACACAGCAGCATACGGGCGTAGTTTTGGGTTACCTTGGGCCTGTGCTTTGGCAGGAAGATTGAACCTAGCCAACTCCGCTGCTCCCTTGGCAAGACCCTTTGCTGTGGCACGGCTATTAGCCACACGGTCAGGCATGTGCTGGTTAAAGAAAACCCCACTTACCTTAGAACGAACATTGGTGCCAGACTTATCTGGAGAAATAGATTCCACAAACATCTCGTCTGTGTACGGGTCTACGCCTCCCACGCTTTTTATGGCCCGCAAATCCCTACTGCTCTCCACGTGCTCACTATTGAGGACGCTAAATCTTTGCAAAGTCCTATCTTCCACGGTCTTTGCAATAGGAATAGCCTTGTTAGTAGTACTCAAGACGCTGGCAGAACTAAAGGACTGGTCAATCAAACTGTCGAGTTTTTTAAAGTAAAAGTCCATGCCATCGACATAGGCTCCATAGCCAATCAACCGTGCCTGGTCTTGAATCCACTCCCAGTATGATTGGCCAGCAATTACCAACTGCTCAAAGTGGTAAGGATTAACGTCTCCAATAAATCTAAACCCATGTTCTGTAACAATCTTTTTTACAGCCTCTGGAATAGTGCAGTTCTTAAATGAACGGGTCACCCTATTTTTTAGTACAAAAGAAGAGCCCCAGCAGGTGATGGTCATCACATTGCTTCTTTGAGGGTTCACGGTTTTAGTCACACCCTGGACATACCCAATCCAATGCTTTTCTTCTTGCTCGTAGGACCAAGTAAACATCACAGGCAGACCAGACTTCATGGTCTCAAACCACATAGGGCTAACCTGTGAGTACTCCATAGTGACGATGTCGTGTTTGTCCTTTGCCTGCATCAGTTCAATCTTGCGTGGCTGAACAGTGTGCAAGTTATTCATTGTAGGAAAAGTAACCTTGTACCTAGTACCTCTAAAATACTTAGTAGTAGTTAAATTAGGCAACTGGAATCCTTACTGTGGTTCCAATAGGTATCTCAAATGGGTCAATAATCTCAGGATTAAAGTCCATAATTCTCCACCAGAACTGCGGGCTACCCAGTAACTCTGAGGCTACAAAGTCAATTCGGTCGCCCTCTACCCAAGTGTATTGGTAGAAGGTAACCTGCTCCGTAGGGAATTGTCGGTACACAGTAGTTCTGTTTAATCCGTTTCTCGAGTCACTTGCAGTAAAAATAGTGCCCGTAGCATATCGGCTATCTGAATAAATCACTATTTACTCCCTGGCTTTTTTGGAGGGTCAATTAGTCTAGAGAAGGTGACTGATACTGATGTAAACACAGGTATCATCTTTTCATTAAAGATTGTGTGGTTAACCTCTAGCGATGAAATTGTGCCCCAGTAACGAAGGTTCTTTCCTAAGTGCAGTTCAATAGGGACAGCACCAATAAACCCAAGGTCCGCAGTTATTCCTCGTAACCAAGACTGTTGGATTAGCGTGCCCGCACTGGCAGTACGTAGAAGATACTCTAGGTCGTACATAGTGCCCTTGTTGTAAATCATCATCTGGTCTTTAGCAGTAGGGATGTTTTCTCCATACTGCTCCTTACCTGCCTCCGTAAGAAGCCCAGTCTTGTTGTAGTACTTCATATCCGCCATACGGTTAATGAGTATCTCAAAACTAACGGTTGAAAAAGCACCGTCGCTTCCAGCAACGTTGAACTTTTCCTGACCACTAGATAGATAACCGATGTCTACAGCAGGGCCAATTTGATAGGACATGTTAACTGTGGCAGGGTTGTATAGAAACTGGAAGCCCCACTTAACCCAAGCCGCTTCGTAAGAGTAACCAGCAGCATCTCCAGCATTTCCAGTAGGAGCAATGCCCGTGTTGTTTCTAATAGGGTTAGTCATGACAAACATGCCCTTGCTGTTGCCTGCACCACGCCACAGTTGAGCGGCCCTAGAAATCTTGCTAGGGGTGTTGCCTTTGTACGTAGTTTGTTTTAGGTAGTCCTTAGCAGTACTTAGGTACGCTTCTTTGACGGAGTTGACGTTGTAAGTTATCCCCAAGCCAGACTGCGGCTTACTGACAGTCGCTCTACTAGCCGTGTTTGCTGCAGTGTCTTGGCTACCAACTTTGTTCCCTGCGTCTGGTGCGACGTTCGTATTGACCACTGGAGGAGCAGTTGGAACCACCACAGATGCTGGAGTTTCCGCAGCAACCTTTGCCTCATGGGTGTAGGTGTTAGTTTCTGGTTTTGGAATCAACGCAATTTGTTGCTCAAGTTCATCGACTATATCTACGTATTTAATTCGCTTAGTGTCTAGGCGAGTTTGAGTAGCAGTTAGTTGTTTAATGTAATCGTTTTTTACGGAAGGACTAGAAAATACCAAAGTCTTTATTTCAATGAATCCTTGGGCAATTTTATCCTGAGCCTTTTCAATTTCAGTTAGAAATGCTTTAGCCGCTTTTAAGTCATCTTTTAATGTGGCAGTGTCTGTGAACTTGTCCGATGCCTTATCGTAAGCCTGATAACCTGCAGAAGAGAGTCTTTGTGCAGCAGAGATGTAGCCTGTAATTTTAGCAGTGCTTGCTGCGTTGACTTCTGCAGACACTACTCCAGAACCAGAACCACCCGTAGAAGGCCTACGTCCTTGTTGTACGTTAGTAACAGTGTCTTTAGGGTCAGTTTGATACAACTCAGGCGGTATGTAACGTCCAGTCATTAGTAACTTCCCATGTTTGAGGTGAGGGTATCTTTGTCAAGATATGACTTAACTAGTTTGGCAAATCTGGCTGCTTCGGTCTCGCTGACCTCTGGAATCTTAACTTCAATGTTCACGGTGTTTCCCCCACCCGATACAGGTTTAGTAGAAGTTCCTCCTGCAACAGTAGTTCCGCCTCCAGCCTTAGCATTGGCTAGGTTAACCATAGAGTTGACTGCTCCCTGCATTGTGGTCATGTCTCCAGATGCCAGCCCTGCAACAATTGCTGCAACTTGCTGGTTAGTCGCTCCAAAGAACCCTGAGTTTGCTCCTGCAGCAGCAGTACCTGCGTTTAACATCTGTTGAACAGTGCTGTTTGCTGCAGACGAATCGCCAGAACTAGCAGCCCCTGCTCGACTAGCCCCCGTCTGTAAGGTCGATGCGTTAATCTGTGCGAGTACTTTTCTAGGGTCTACCTTGTTACCGTTTCTATCTTGGCACTCAAAGTGTAAGTGTGGTCCTGTAGTTCCTCCAGAGTGACCACTGTATCCAATCAGTGCTCCCTTCTTAACATACTGACCTGCTTCAACTACCATCTTGCTTAAGTGTCCGTAAACAAATGTGTAACCAGTTTGTTCATGAAGCACATGTATTTGTTGACCTAGGCCAATGCCGCCCTTAGCATCTTTAGCAAGTCCGTCATACTTAGTTCCACCACTAGGAAGTTTTTCTCCTAGATACAATCTTTTTGAACTTCCTTCGGCTTTTGTAACTTTTCCTGCACATACGGAATAGACAGCCTTACCATCGGGTGCTTGAAAATCTAAGCCTTTGTGCGGACGACCAGTTAACTTAAAGTAGATTCCTGTTTTGTCGTTGTAGCCTGCACCTTTAACTACCTGTGCTCCAGGTATTGGTTGAGTTGCCAACCCAGAACTGTTCTCTTCTATACCACCTTGGTTAGGGTCAACGTTTTCAGGATTTCGTTTGTTGTTTACAGGTCCTGCGTTATCCATCCAGAGTCCACCGCCAACAACCGTTGTGGTTAATCCTGAAGCAGCCATTGCACCAAGTCCAAGACTTCCTGCTGTAAGGTTCATGGCAGGGAAAAATGCTGTGGAAGCAGCCCCAATTTTGTCACCTAACATAAACTGAGCAGCGGCTTTACCTAACTCAGCAATGTTGCCGCCATAGAAAGCAGCAGCAGCACCCGCAGCCTTGGCCCCACCTTTGTATGAGTTGCTAGTCTGCATAGTAGACAAGAAGGCTAGGTTAACTCCCGCCATAGTGGCAGCAAGAGTTCCAGATACTTCATTCAATAACTCCAAAGGTTTTACGGCAGCAGTCAGTCCCTGGATGTAAGACTGCTCTGCCTTGTCCAATTGGTTTGTTTCTGAGGAGTTGAGTGCGTACAAAGAGTTCATTGGGTTGGCGTTACCAATTGCTGCACCAGAGCCCAGACCAAACGCTCCACTAGGACCAAGGTCGTTGTAAATTTTATTCATAGAACTTGTGTCAGACAAGTCCATCTTGCTACCACCAGCACGTTCAATCATGTACTGCTTAAACATCTCAGCACCTGCTTGGTCATTACCAAACGCTGATTTAATGTTCTGGCCTAAGAACCCTCTACGAACGCTGTTTAGAGTGTCTTCAATAGATGCACCTTCTCGCCCAGCAGTAAACCTCTGAGCAAGTTCCTCAAAGATTTGTCCTTGAGTTTTTTCCTTACCAGTGTTCAAATCAGAGGTATAGATACCGAACTTACGGAGCATGTTGCTAGAGCCTTCAGCACTAGTTAGTCCTTCAATAGACTGTGCTGCTGCCTCATTGCTAATGTTTAGGTACTTACCTGCGTGAGAGATAGTTCTTAAAGTTTGTTGGTAAGTGCTGTTTGGGTCATTGGCAACGTTCATGCCACGACCAGTAAGATACTTAGCCACACGAGCATCTGCTCCAACAGAGGTCAGTCCACCAATGTCGTTTAGTGTTCCAAGAGTCATGTCCTGGACGCTAGGCATCCCAACAGGAAGACCTAAATTACGACCTAAAGCAGTCATACCATTTGTCGCACGAGGGTTCCTGTTACCTGCGTACATAGTGGCGTTGTAGTACTCAGTTGCACGAGTAAACGTTGCCCCCATGTCAGGAAGCATTTGGTGAATTCCTGAAGTAACGTTACTGAGCATTGTAAGTGCGTTTTTTGGGTCTTCGTCTTTCATACCCGACGCTTCGTTAGCAGCACCGTTCTTACCAAACGCACCAAGCATGGACTTTACAGCCCCACCAGTACCGCCACCGCCTCCAGTAAACCCACCTAAAGAATCAGCCATTAGGTTGCCACCTGTGCTGCCTAGTGCTTTTTGGCCACCAGCAGTGATGTTGCCCATGGCACCCTTCATGCGGCTACCTAAAGACTGTGCTGCCTTATTGGCTCTCTCCACATGGTCTGCCATACCCTTGGCAGCATCCTTAGCACTGGTGAACGCACCGCCAAGTTTCTCAACGGTCATTCCACCCATAAGGTTGGTGACTATGTTTCCCATGCTACTTCCTTACAACTCTTCCAAGTTCTCTGCCCATTTCTAGCCAGTTCTTGCGTTCTCTAAAACTGAGTCCTTGAATCTCTTTCAAAGACCAGCCACTAAATACCACTGCCAGTGTTGTCCACTGATGCATAAGGGTTTCGTAATCTAGAAGATTAGAATCGAAATAGGGTCCCGAGATTAATCGGAACGTCTACCTCTCCCTCACAGTCAGGACATACGACTGTGATGTTTTCGAATTGTGGGCCAGGGTTGCGGGATGTAATCTCGTTTAAAATGCTGCGTCGGTCAACAAGTCCTAGGTTAAGTACCTGCTGCTTGCTAACTACTGGTGCTCCATTAATCTCCACTACACAGTGCTCCAGAAGAACTGACTGCAGTTCTGCCATAGTGCGGTCTGGATTAGAAGTAAGTTCTCTTTGAACTAACCCAGTTGGTAGTGTAACTAGGAACTCGCCCTTCTTACCTTCCACAGTGAATGTGCGGTCTGCTGGGTCAATTAAAACCTTTGTCTTGATGTCGGAGGTTATGTCGACTTCAATAGTTTTAACGTCACTGCAGCCTTGGCAAAAAGCACCAATTTCTGCGGTGTTACCAAAAGTGGCACGGTGGATTCCAAGTAGTAGTGCGTCTCGGTCACCTGCAAGTAGTGAGTCCAAGATTTTATCGGTGGCTCTTTCGCTGCCGATACTTACCACTGCTCTGCTAAGGAGAGCGTTTAGTCCCCTGCCCAGAGTAGTGGTCTTGCTTAGGAACTCTTCGTCTTTACCGTTAAGTTCCCGAACCTCTGCGGTCTTGATGACCTCCCCGTCTGGAGTAACGTATCCAGCAGGGAGGTGCACCAAGGTGTCCGAAGGCGGTTGTATTTCGGCTTTTACAGGAGTGGTAGTCTGGTCAGCAGTTGCTCTGCTAATTAAGTCATTAGCCAGAGTTGGATTAGATGCTGCTTTGAATGATTGTTCTTCCATATTAGTTTTCCTTTGTTAGGGTTTATCTAAAGGCTGGTGCCTTAGTGGTTAGGTCTGGAGCCCAGTTAACGTCGAATCCTTCGTGGACTAGAGTCATCTGCTCAACCAGAATAGCGTTGTCACCTGCGTTTAGGTCAGAGTACGCAATAGATGTAATCCATGCGTTGTAAACCTTGAATCGCATTGCAACGTGGTCGGTTGAAGTTCCGTTAGCACCACCAGTCAGTTCTTCTCCTCCACCCGAACCTGGGATTGGGTGCGATAGCACAGCAATCTCTAGGTCGCAACGGAAGTTTTCGTTCTGACCAGCAGCAGTAGTACCGTTAGCCTGAACGGTTGCGAACAACTTACGCATCCAGTCCCAGTGCTGAGAGGTACCGAGGATAACACCACGCTGCAGAGTTACAGGAGAGAATGAGGTCTGACCTGGAATCTGGTGAACAGTGGTGTTGTAGCCACCTTCACGGTAAGGAATAGAGTCAGTAGTTACTGACAAACCCGATACCGAGGTGAAGCCCATAGCAACCTTTGACTTCTTTAGAAGCGGGCTGTTAGTGGTCTGCTGTGGCAGGAAGGTAACCAGAAATCGGAAATTTCTGATTGGGTCGGTCTCAAGTTGAGAACGGTTATTGATTACTGTAGCCATCTGCTATCTTTCCTTTGGTTAGACCGCAGTCTTTTGACTGAGGTTGATGATAATGAACTCGGCAGGGTACTCAAGAGCAACGCCGACCTCTACGTGTACTTCACCATTAGCAATAGTTGCTGGGGTGTTGTTTTCAGTGTCGCACTTGATGAAGAATGCTGCATCGGCGTTTTCTCCACGTAGACCACCCTGGTTGCGGTAGTCGTTCAGGAAGTTTCCTAGAACAGTGGTTAGACGTGCCCATAGGGTCTCATCGTTAGTCTCAAAGATTGCGAACTGAGCAAGGTCGTTCAGTCTCTTTTCGATGTAGATAAGTGAGCGTCGCATTGCAACATAGCGGTTAGCAGTGTTGTCTTGCTTTAGAGTACGCCCACCCATAACCACAATGCCAGCACCTGGAAGGTTACGGATTGCGTTTACTGGGTAGTATGCACCGCTAGTTAGGTTACCTACATTTAGTAGGTCTAACTCATCGTTAGTGAATGCGTGCTCTAGTGCAACAGCATCTACGACCTTAGCCTCAATACCAGCAGGAGTCTGGAATGGTCCAACTCGCTTGTCTGTAGCCAACATCAAACCAGCAACAGCACCTGATGGACCAGTCAAACGGATTGATGAACCAGAGTTACCGTACGGGTCTTTGATGTATAGGTTAGGGAAGTAAACCGCAGCGTTTGAACTAGCAGTCAAGTCATCCGCAGCACCTAGTGCAGCAGTTACAGCGTTGGCTCCAGTTGCGTTTGTTTCAACAATAACGAAGTGTCCGTTAGTCTGAGCAAACGAAATGTAGTCGTTGTAAACTTCCTTGACGTTGGTGTCCCAAGCACTTGAAGCACCCACTCGGGTAACTACGTCAGGCAAGAAGAACACTAGCGGCTGGTCAATGACTAGGAACTCGTTAATGATAGATGAGTTCTTAGTGTAAGTAAGGTTTGGGCTAGTACCCGCAGCAACAGCACCTACGTAGTCCAACTTGTTTAGTGGCTTGAATCCTACAGCAGACGCTAGTGCGTACGGTGATGCCAAGGTAGATACGGCAGGCTTCTTAGTAGCAGTGTATGTTGAAGTAGGGGTTAGTCCAGTAATCTTAATGAACTGTGAGTTGTACTGCAGCACTGTTGGTGCGTAGTCGCTAGACAAGGTGATGTCTTCGTTATCTACCAAAGTGTTGAAGTACAGGCCAGAGAACTGTTCTAGAAGGACTAGAACCGAGTTTACCTCACGGTACACCTCAAGGTCATACGCCCCAGTAGTGATGGCTGATGCGGTAAGTACAACACGTAGGCTGTTTCCATCTTGACCAACGCTCTTTGCCACAAACTTAAATGCGGTTCCAGGTGTTGACGCTGTGTCAGGAACTGAAATTTCTGCAGCCTTAGCATTGTTCGCAGCGTCTGCGTTAGTAACGTGAAGAATTCTGCGAACATAAAGTTCGGTTCCTCCGTTATTGAAGAACTGACCTACGGAATATGATGCAGGGTAGGCAGAGTTGTAGTCACCGTATAACTTCTTGAATTCAAACCATGATGTTACTTTTACAATCTGGCTTGGACCTTGTGAGAAGGCAGCGACAACTACTGCTGCAGCATTAGCAGAGCCTACGCTCACGCCAGGAACTGCAGCAAGGGAGAGTTCATTTACATAAACTCCAGGACGTTTGTATACCGTCATTTTTGTCTCCTTAATTAGGGGGGTTGATGTTTCGGAAGGGCGTTATGGTATCGGATTCGTTGGAGTGAGACCCTCGTGGGCATCAACAATAACTTCTTGGACGGTGTAAGGGGTTCTGTAGGTATAGTCTCCATAAGCAGCGTTTGAAATCTCACTGCTTACTCGAACTGTAACTACGTTTTGGTACAGGCGTTTACCCTGCTCCACAGAGTCTCTTTTGGAGACATCCATGACATCCATACGACGAACGGTGTTATCGTCCATCTCTAGATAGCCAAATCTAAATGGTAACTTCTGGTGCAGAAGTTGGGCAACAATGGCTCGGTCATGTAATGGGTGACGAGCATACGTTGTGACTTGGTAGTCAATGTTTACTGGAATAGGTAAGTCAATAATGAACTGCTGACCTTCTGGGATAGTGACCCCTTCAGGAATTAGATAAGCCGCATCAGTGGTTCCACGCATTTCACGGGAGGTATCTCTCTGGATGTCAATCATCTCCAGGGTCACATAAGGGTATGCCTGAGCACGCACTTCTTGGTCAGGATAACCGAACCATACTCCCACTGCACGAGGGACGTTGTCGTTCTCGCTTCTTTGGTCAGTAACAGTCATCCCTTGCAGGCGTGTCTTTAGGGCTTCATCTTCAGATAGCATAAAGGTCATTTAAGACCTCGCATGTGGTTATGGAAGTTTAAGGAGAAGGCACGCTCACCGTCAGCGTGGTTACTAGCAAACTTACGCATGACTGCTGTGCCACGCTTAGTCTCTGTACCAAACTCGTGCTCAAAGGCACGTTCAGCATAATCAGGGTGGACATGGCTATTAAAGTTTTTGCCATCAAAAGTAACGTTTAGGTTATTGGCCACATCAGAGTGCCAACCAGCCTCGATAGCACGATTACGCAGGTCTACAGTCATGTATGACGCTGCGTTGTGTGCTGCTTTTTCTAGGGCTGTTATTAGTGCTTCCACGCTATTTCTTACCTGTATGTGATTTAGGCTGGTCAAACTTTCGGCTACGATAACCTGCTATGTAACCAAGCATTTTGGCTTGGCGAGTGTAGGACGGTCTCAAGTAGGCTACTCCACCAGTACGGCGTACGCCTTCGAGAAACTCTTCTCGTTCATCGTGAGTATCAAAGTCATTGACTTGTTCCCACCACGGCTTATTGTTCAACATCAGCAAAAATCCTTATTACAGGAGCAGGTTAGCGTGTGCTAATAGCCATTCGCACGAATGACTACCCTTCAAGGATAAAGAAAAACCCTGACTATGTCAGGGTTAATCTTGAGAAGTTTTACTTCTTGGCTTTAATCTTCTTAGCCAGAGCGTTGTCCTTCTTGGTGTCAGCCTTCTTGGTCAAGGTCTTGTCCTTGTCCATCTTGGCGTCTTCCTTCTTGAACTTAGCCTTCTGAGCAGGGGTCATGCCCTTCATGCTCTTCTTGTCTTGCTTTTCGTCAGCCTTTGAGCCGATGTAGGGTTTCTTAGCCATTACTTCTTCTTCGCTTTCTTTGACTTAGAGGTCTTACAAGGACCACATTTGCCACACTTACATGCTGCCATTTGAGTCTTCTCTCTTGCCACAACCGCAGTTGTCGCACTTGCATTCAGGCATTACTTGCCCTTTCCTTGGTTTGCTTTACGGATTTTTGCCGCTTTGGCTCTGGCGTCCGCCTTGCTACTGGCTCCCCATGCTTGGAGAGATAGTAGAAGTCTTGTTGGTTCTCCATTAGGCTTACGCTCTGGACCAGCATTACCAGCCATTCTAGCAAGGAAGGATGCTCGTCGTGGGTTATTCCCTGACTTTACTGGGGCCTTCAGGTCGGAGCCTGGGTTGGCTCGCTCGTAGGACTTGCGTCCCTTTTCGTTAAGACCGCCTTTAGCGTTCTTACCAGACTTTTTTTGCCATGCTTCACTTGGCATTAGTTTCCACCTTTCTCGGAATCTTGTTCAACTGTCTTACTTATCTTTTTAAGGTCATGCTTGTCTACGGCTTTTTGCTGCTCCGCACTTAACGGTGGCACGCTGGGGAAGTAGTAGGACTTAGGGGTCAGTGGGTCTAAGCCAGTCTTCTTAACCATTTCGTCGTAAATCATTTGTTATCTCTTCTTAAACACCTTGGCACCAAGTTCGGAGCCTTCTTTAACTCCAGCCTTAATACCTTTTTTAATTGTGCGACCAGCAAGCACTCGGCTGAGTTTTCCAGTAGTGCTTTTGCCTCTAACTGACGCAGTGTTTGCTTTGGCTTGGTTGACATTTCTTTGAGTCATTCTAATGGCATCTTCGTTGAGCGTACCCTCAGCCGCTTTGGCCACTCCCTGCAGGATGCCCTCTGTTCCAGCAGCCACAGGAAGAGCGTGCTTTCTAATGCCCTTTGCCACACGGTTGTTTGCTTTAGCCTTGTACTTTGCTACAGATTTAGCAGTTGCTGCGGCATGCTTTGCGTCCACAGCCGCTAAAAACTTACCTAAGTTATCGTTTGGCATTTGTGCTCTTTACTGATTTTGGAGCGTTTTCTTTAGCGTGCTTCTCAGCCAACTTAGCCATCGCTACCTCATGCTGTTTAGCCAAAGCCTCACGCTCCAATGTCTGGCGTTTGCTATTAGAGCCTGACATTGCCTTTATGCCTCCTCCGTTAGGATACGGAACTGGAGCAGGTTTAATTTTACTAGGCTTTGGCATGCTACCAACTACTCAAGGCTACACGTTTCCATGTATTGGTCGCTATGCAAACGTAAAGGTAAGAGGAGTCTCGGGCAACCTGACCTGCTGTTCCTGTGGAGGTGGCAGTAGACGGTACGGTAGCCCAAGGACCTACCTTAGTGTCGAGGTAGTCAAGGGCAGTGTTTAGGGTAGTGCCCCAAGACGATTGTCCTACTGTAGGTTTAACTAATGGCATTATTACTCTCCGTAACTGTCTGAGCCATAGTACCCATTACCATAGCCGATTGTTCTAAGTTCTGCTGTTGATGGTGAAGCGTACTTTTGGAATTGTGGGTCATTAACTAGTTCTTCAGGGTTAACTTGGTTGCAGTCAACGGTAATTACTGACCAGCGGTAACCAAACGAACCTCTAGGAAGAACCCTAGTTGGTACAAATACTTCTCCACGGTATAGGACACGGTCCTTGATGTGGGAGTTAGGATTGTTGAATAGCGATGGCATCAGTCTTTCGGCATCGCCAATGTTAATAACAAGACGCAGGGTGTCTGAAACATAGTATCCTCGCTCGTTCATGATGTTAGTGCCACGAACCCACTGAGCCATTACTACAGGCATCTTAAACGGTAGAACCCAACGACGACCCTTAGTAGGAGTTGATTTAGACACATCGTAGATGTCGTCAACAATGTTGGTGTAGTTGTCTTCTAGGTAGTACTCTTGCCAGCGAAACCAATCAACTTCAACGCCAACAGTGCCGCCAAGGTCCTCGGAGATACCTTCGTACATAGCCTTGGCTTCATAGTCAATGCTAAACCTGCCCTGTACTTTAAACCCTCTCACGACTAGGTCCAGTCACCCTTGCGGGTAATTGTGTTAGTGGTGCCCAGTACTGTTGCTTTTATGTACGAACCAGCAGTTAGGGTTAACGAACTTAGGTGAGAAGTACTGCTAAACGCAAATCTTGGGTTAAAAGTTCCTGAAGTAGACATTACTAAGATGCCTTTTATCTTGTACGTAAAGAAGTAGTTTCCTGAAGCCTGTCCTGCTAAGTGGATTACAGCAGCCTCTTGCCAGTCGCTATCAGCATCTTTAACAATAGGTGCAGTTGAGTCAGAAGAGATGCTTCCATAAAAACTAAGGTTAGCGTAGTTCGTAGTGTTGATGTTTACGTGACAAGTCCACTCGTTAATGTATCTACCAAAACTTACGGTTCCATCAGCAATCAAGTTATCTACAGATACAGTTAGGTTAGTACCATTGCTGGCAAACGTACCTACAAGTTGGTATTCAATCTCATAAACATTTCCAACGTAGACATTCAGTGCCCCACCAAAAATAGTTTCGGTCTGCTCAGTCCCAAATGTCTTATTACTAGTAAGTACGCTGCAGTGGCTGTTTGGAGCATAGGCAGGCAGGTCAACAAGAGTTGTAGAGCCATCACCAATTGATAGGGAGTTTCCGTTTAAAACAAACGGCTCTCCACTACTGAGAATTACCTCGGGGGCAGCGGCTACGCCTAACTCTGAATCACGGCGTAGTTGGATTTTTGTTGGCATTTAATCTCCTAAAGTCTTCTTTAATTGTAAGGCTTTACTTACTCAGACAGGGCCTGAACTTGTGCTTCTAGTTCCTCTACTTTGGCTACTAGTAAGACAATAGCATCATAAGCAGGGTGGCCTTCATTTGCCCAAGATTCTAGTAGTTCTTTAATTTCATTCATTACGCCCACGTTCCTACGCTAGTTACGGTTCCATTACCTACTGGTGTCATTTTAAAAATAAGCCCAGGAGAAACGGTCCAGGTGTTATCGTTTGCTGCGGTAACGGATAGCCCTGGGAAAATTTTGGTAGTTCCAGACCCTGTTACTCTAATAATGCCTTTAACCTCTAAAATTGCAAATCTTGACCCAGAAGAAATTGCCGCCATAAAAAGAGTGTTTCCAGTATCTCTAACACTAGACATAGTAGTAGCGGTAGTAAAACCTGTAGTGTTGCTTCCATAGTCAACATAATTTACGTGGGCTACACCTGCTCCTCCAGTGTTTGTCAGTTGATATGTTCCCGAAATACCTGACTGCACTGCAAATTGATGGCGAACTGCTGCAAATAATTCGTATTCGTAAGTAGTTCCAGCGGCTACGGTTATACCTCTTGTTGCTGCCCCCAACATGCTCTTTGACGCACCGCTACCAGTAAAGTCAATGATGTAGTCA